GAAAGCTTTTTATGTAGCGCTTATATAGTTCATATAAGTAGGGTTTCGTATGGGTCAACGACGAGTCGTACAGTTTAACGTACCAATCGCCGCCGCGCGAATCGATAGCAGAACCAGGACCACAACGCCCATAATAAAGGGCGTCATAGTCATGATCAAATATCGCATTCGTCCCGTCCTTATACCAGAATTTATACAAGGCGCGTCTAAACTCGCCGAGTAATTCATCCTGGTACGAGGAAACGGGTTCAGGGACTACCCAGGTCCTGCATGCTTCATTGCATTGTAGGAATTTTTCGGAGGCTCGGGCGTCAAGAATCTCGCTAGAATCGGGCTTTAATTTCTTCAAGCACGACCTAACGATACTTGCCACCGCTGCTTCCTTCCTGGTCATCCCTGGCCACAGAAAGTAACCGCCTACAATGGAATTGTAGGCGGCCTCGCTGATTTGACCTTTAACGTCACCTAGAAGGTGAGTGTAAAGAGCCGTCGGATTTAGGCCCATAGACTAAACACTCCGTCAATGGTAAGGGAAGGGTTATAATGAAGTCATATTCAGGACAAGCTGCATACGCTTTGAAAAAGCGTCGGCAGTTTCGCCCGGAATGCGCTTTACCATCGGCCACCCAAACGGGTCGTACGTGCCTACATAAGTGTCGCCTGGTCGTGAGACCATGGCTTCACTAAATAAGTCCGATTCGACATGCTTGGCCCTAGAGCCCGTCCACATCTGCCAAATGGCCAAGCGGCCACGGCCGGATGATTTCGGGTTCGAGGGATCTGTGTACGATAAGTAAAGCGGGTGCCATTCGCTAGCGAGAGGAATCTCGTCAACGAAAATCACTCTGACTCTATATTTATCCTTTGACCTATTACCAAAGACCTTAGCCGCGATAGCACGTTCTGCTGCAGCTGCGGAAAACTTATCGAATATCCGCATTGCAGTAGAGATCAAGAAGCCATCCTGAATAAAACCAACTTCAAAATATATCTTGCTCATTTTGCCCTCCGAGGGCAGAGTTAGTTAAGTAAAATTGAGGGGGGGCAGGGTGATCCCGTGCTTACCCGCTAAGTATCCGGCAAGTGAATAGACAATAATAGCAGCTAAACGCTGCCATAAGGTCTTATATGAACTGGGCGGCATTAGAGAACGCCGTTACAGAGCATATCACCCCATCCCGCTGACTGCTGCCAAAGGGCACCAATCATAAGGGATTCGAGTGCGCGAACATTCACGGCGTCATACGCATCAGATCCGGCAGGTACATTTCTAGTGTACTTAGCGGTTGATACGAGTGGCGCCTGGTTGGCCGCGAAATTCACGCCCTTCCGACCTAAGACCCCATACGAATTAATGGGAATCGAAGGGTACTTTCCCGTCACTGCATTAGCGGACGGCAAGCTTTGAGTGCTTGCCGGCCGAGTAAACAGAATCGAGAAAGGATCGGAAACAGCATGCGTGCGAACATTAGTTTGTGTACCGCCAAGGGTGGTGACAACATATTGTTTGCCGTTAATGCTGGGAGGAGTGTCGGTAGTCATCGTGTACGTCGGGGACGTAAGTCCCGTCTGTGCACCGCCTGTTACCGGAGAAGACAACGAAATCGACATGAGGAAAACCTCTAACGACGGATTGCTTTCTTAGCCTCTTCATGAGCTCGCGCGAGGGTGGCAATGTTCAGCCACCTCCTAGACCCAAACCCAGGAATCGAGAATTCCAATGATGGAACCCCGATTTCGAAGTCTGAAGTCCGCGAGACATCCTTGCGAGACCACCTTGGTAGACCAGGTACAAAAAACATGGTACCATCTATCTGCTTAGGATTAAAAGTCGGACCCGGGAAAAACTCTACGCTGGGCTGCACAACACTGCGTTGTGTAGCGATGCGTATAGTCCGGTTGTACCAACTCAAATCAGCAGTATGGAAGGCCCATGCACTCAAGATATCGTCTATATTGACGAAATAATCGGCTACAAAGCTCCATGGGATCAATTCCCATATGCTAGGCACGAAGTTAGATGGATCGAATCCAAATGACTCCGAAGCTAAGTAGAGCGGGTTATCAGCCTTGCGAGTGATAGCGCCACGATATATGACAATTTTCTTGCCAGTATCGCGACGCCCCCACGACACTTGAGCCATTGACCCAACCACGCGCCCCCCATCAAAGACATCAGAAGACGCAAAGTCTTGCTCTGCATATCCACGAACTGGTACGTGCTGTTGCACGAAGTTCGCGTTTTCTGCTAAAGCTCGACAAGCACCATCTATGTCCTGAATGAAAGGCGCCCAGCCGAATGTAGCTTCAAGATACCGATCAGTGAACCAGCGCTTGCGCTTAGAGATGGCAATCCTCGGACCTCTGCCCGCTAAATACGTGCAGAAGTTGATCATGCCACCAAAGAGCCCACGCGCGCCACCCTTGAGTAGGTTAAGTGTTGAGTGGAGTTCGCCCGCAGCAACCAAAGCCATAAGCTGAGTTTGCTGTTTGCGTGCATCCGCATAAAACTTACCTAATGCCTGGTTATCAGCAGTGTTACCGGGATCTACAATCCCGGGGTCACCTACAACAATAATGTTGCCTTCAGCTGTAGACTTACACGTCTGGAGAAAGCCTGAGGGGTACTCCTCAACAAAATCACGACGAATTGTCGTATGACCCGGTTCGTACCGAGATTCAGATGCAAACAACTCTGTAGACGCATTGTTGCCAAGTGCAATAAGACGTTGCCAACCAGGGATATTAGCCCCAGTGACACGCGAACTGCCGCAACTAGCGGTAAACTCGTTGGTCGCTGTATGAACATCGGCGGGAATCGGGGTCTTCGTCAAATCATACGTATGATGTTGGGGGACCCAATAGGAATTACTTCTAGACGGCATAAAGTACAACCTCTAACTGATAGGGGGAAAACCATCCCTACTTCCGCAGCAGGAAGAACACCTAAACGCGCAAGCGCAAGGTGTCGTGTGGAGAGCCCACACTAAGA